GGCATGGACGGCGGCTCTGATTCCAGCTCAGAAGGGGCCATGTGATGGACAACTCTGAGTTTGATATGGGAGGAGAGGCTTCGGCCTCTCCCGACACCCTAGGAGTTCTGCACACCTTGCTCGGAGAGGCGATCACGCTTGAGCAGATGGTTGCACAAATGGAAGAGGACCTCAAGGCTGCGAAAGCCAACCTCCACACGATGAAGTCCAGCCGGATTCCTGACGTCATGGACCAGCTGCAGATGGACCAGCTTTCGTTCCGTGGCTGGACCGTCAAGATTAACGACTTCGTTTCTGGTTCGTTGCCGAAGGATCCGCAGAAGCGTCAGAAGGCTCTTCATTGGCTTGAGCAAAACGATGCGTCTGGTCTCATCAAGACCGAGATCAAGGTCGCATTCGGCAAGAGCCAGCACAACGAGGCGTTGGATGTTGCTGGGCGACTGGAAGCGGACGGCTACGCGCCGAATGTTGAGAGTGGTGTCCACAGCGCAACGCTGCAGTCTTTCGCTCGCCAGCGCATCAAGGAGGGAGATCCGATCGACACCGAGGTTCTTGGCCTCTTCGTCGGCAAGGTCGCCAAGCTGCAGGAGCCGAGAGAATGAAGCGGGTCTGTTGTCAAAACTGCGGCACACAGGTGCTTCCATTGCCCAGCGGCTTGGGCGATTGGCCTTTGGAGGAAATGGTTGCCGAGGACGATCGCATCCGTGAGCTTCAGATGCAGGCGCTCCGCAATGGCATGGACCCTCGCCACTCCATCAACATCGCCAGCAACTTTCCGGTTGCGCGCGTTCAAGAGCTGAGGGTGGTCGCATGAAGGTCCATGTTGTAGGAGCTGGCATGGCAGGGTTGTTGGCGGCGGCAATGCTGCGCAACGACTGTGATGCTGTGTTCGAGGCGGCGGAAGGTCTGCCAAACAATCACTCTGCTGTTCTCCGCTTCCGCTCGTCGGTTGTGGGGGACACGCTCAATATCCCGTTTAAGCCGGTGGACGCGATCAAGGCTTTGCACGAGTGGCGCAACCCGATTGCCGACGCGATGGCGTATTCGATCAAGACAAACGGCACCGCAACGCTGCGGTCTGTTCTTTCGGCAGATGGAAAGGTCTCGCGCCGGTTCATCGCTCCGACGGACATGATCGTTCGGATGGCTGAGATCATTCAGCCTTCTCGGTTCTGCTTTGGGGTCAAATACAGCTGTTGGGATGCTGCTTCTCGGCATCCTGACATCAAGGTCATATCGACCATCCCGATGCCAATCTTGATGAACGAGCTTGGTTGGGAAGGCGAGCGGCCTGAGTTCCGGTCTCGTGAAGGGGCTAACGTCACTGCGACCCTTGACGGGGTGGACGCCTATTGCTCGCTCTACGTTCCGGACCCAGACTTTCCGGCGTCTCGCATCTCAATCACCGGCGACCAGTTGATTGCCGAGTGTTATGAAAAGGCGGCTTACGCCGGTCTGAAGGGTCAAGAGCTTGATCTCGCAAGGCACTGCTGCTCTCTGATGGGCATCGATCCAAAGCGCATCTTGAGTGCAGAAATCAAGCAGCAGAAGTATGCCAAGATCCTCCCGATCGACGAGGACATCCGGCGAGAGTTCATCATGTGGTCTTCCGAGGTGCATGGCGTATACTCTCTGGGTCGGTTCGCCACTTGGCGACCTAGCATGCTGCTGGACGACGCGGTCAATGATGTCCGCGTAATCCAAAAACTGATCAACCGTAAGGGCGCATCCTACGCCCACAAACTGAAGGGATAAACCGATGAAGGTTCAACTGATCGACTACACCGGCGCGGGGTCTGCTGACCCGTCTCGCCACGCAGCAAACCTGCTGGTGTTCACCAAGAATACGCGGCTGGAGATGAAGGCTGGGCTGATGGAAGACATCGCGGCTTGGCCACAGGAAAAGATCGACCAAGAGCTGGAGTACATGGCCAACACCATCCCGTCCAGCTGGGAATTCGTCGAATACAAGTTCCTGATCAATGACGTCACCCGCGCATTCACTCACCAATTCGTGCGGACGCGGACCGGCTCCTACGCCCAACAGACGATGCGCGTTCTCAACGTCAACGGCTGGACCTATGGAATGGGTCCGACCGTGATGGAAGGCGAGGCTGCAGCCTGCTACGAAAGCACAATGATCGACATCTCCAAGGCCTACGACGACCTGATCAAGATGGGGGCAAAGATCGAGGATGCGCGTGGCGTCTTGCCGACGAACATCCACACCAACATCGTTGCGAAGTTCGACCTCCGAACCATGGCCGACACCGCTCGCAAGCGCGCCTCTACGCGGACGCAAGGCGAATACCGCGACGTCATGGATGCAATGAAGTCCGAGGTGTTGCGGGTCCATCCTTGGGCGCGGCTGTTCTTCGAGCGCACATTCGACAAGGCTGCTGGCGAGCTTGAGAAAGAGCTGATCGGTCTGGCCATGCAAGGTGCCATCGATGACAAGCGTAAGATCGACCTGATCAAGCTGATCGACCAGATGAGGATGACAGCATGAGACAGGACAACAGCGAGAAAGAAGCCTACAACCTCGTCCTTTTCCACGAGACGCCCAAGGCATATCTCGTGGGGCGCGAGCCGAAAGATCGCGAAACCGACAATGCGATGTGGCTTCCGAAGTCTCAGGTCAGCACAGGTCTGTTTTCCAAAAAGGACGGTGTCGAATGGGCTGAGTTCATGATCCCGCAATGGCTGGCACAAGAGAAGGGTCTGGACGCAAGTCTTGATGGGGTGGTGGAATGAACAGAGCTGAGATCATCAAGGCTATCAAGGATCATCCATCTCCGGAGGCCTACAGCCTCATCACGAGCGAGGAATGGGCCAATGGCCTTGACCGTCACATCCCACAACACATGCAGAACGGCGTCGTCTTGTGGGTGTGCATGGGCATGCTTCCTGGCTCGTTCTTGCGGGCGGTGATCGGGAATGATCTGTTCAGAGCCTGCAGAGCAGCCGACGAAACCAATCAGCGAGCCATTTTCGGCTATGCCAACTTCTTCCACAACTACGCTCCTTCGGATTGTTTCGGCTCTCCGGAGAAGGTTGCTGCTTGGGAAAAGCAAGGCGGTCTGGGGGCGCGTGAGGAATGAAGACGGTTGTTTTCGACATTGACGGCACGTTGTCCGACTCACGGGCGAGGGACCACCACGCTCGCAACAGAGACTGGGACGCCTTCCACGCTCACATCATGGAGGATCCGCCGCACGAGGACGCGGCAACTCTGGTCCGCTGGTTGTCATCGCATGACGACATCGAGCTAATCGGCTGCACCGGCCGAAATGAAAAATACCGCAAGCACACCGACACTTGGTTGCGGCAACACAAGATCCCGCTGGAGCACGTTCTGATGCGGCCAGAGTTCGACTTTCGGCACGACACCGAGGTCAAGCCTGAGCTTCTGAGGGACTGGCACAGAGCAACGATGCCTGCCACCAACATGCGCGCGCAAGACCGCGTCGCGTTCATCTTGGACGACAGGGACAAAATGGTTGAGGCATGGCGTGAGCACGGCTTCAACTGCTGGCAAGTCCGCTTGGGAGGTTACTGATGCGCAAGCCATCAAAGATCACCGGAGAAGACTGGTCTGGGCAGCGGGTGTCTTACACCTCTCACCAAGGAGCAACGCCTGAGCACGGCACGGTCCAGCGGATGGCGAATGGAAAGTCGCCTTGCGCGTTCGTCCTGTTCGACGGCGACAGCTCCGCGAAGCTCTGCTACACAAAAGATTTGGAGAAATTGAAATGAAGACAGCACTAATAACCGGACACACGTCTGGACTCGGCAAGGCGCTTTGGAATCGTCTGGAGGATGCAAGCTGGTCCTTGACCGGCTGGAGCCTCGACACCGGCGTTGACGTATCAAGCGAAGAAAGTGTGAGGCGCGCGACCTCTGAATTGGACCTCGCACCGTTCGACGTTGTCATCAACTGTGCAGGAGTCAATTTCATCGACTGGCACGAGGACACTCCGATCGAGCAATGGGACAGGCTGATGAACACCAATGCGCGTTCCATGTGGTTGGTCGTCAAGGAGCTTCTCAATGCGAGCTCAATCGCCAAACCAGCGACGGTGGTGAACATCGTCTCCAATGCGAGCCACATGCCAATGACAAACAGTGCAGCCTACAACGCCTCCAAGGGCGCGGCGCACATCCTGACGCTGCAGATGAACCGCGAGCTCAAGAAGCGGCACGACATCACTGTGTTCGGCATCTCGCCCAACAAGATGTCTGGAACCCAGATGTCCGACTACATCGGCCAGCGGGTCTGCGAATTGAGAGGCATGACGCCGGAAGAGGCTCAGGCGTATCAGCTCGCATCATTGCCAGCCGGTGAAGAGACCGACCCAGACACTTGCGCCGAATTTATCGCATTCCTTCTTTCCCAACCCAAGCGCCACAAATACCTTGCTGGTTGCATCATTCCATACGGAGCATAACCATGAAACTTGACCAAATTGCATATTACGCCCACAACGAGCAGCAATCTGACGACATCAAGAAGGCAATGGGCCTGCTGGACGCCGAATGGATCGAGGACACAGCTCAAGGCTCGGTCGGAACGATGCGTTGGAGCGGCGCTTGGGAGGAGGGCTATTCGAAAGGCCATCTCCGGTTCAACTACGACCTCGGAATCGAGCTGGAGATCCTGACCTATGAGTCTGGCATCCACTGGCACGTGGACAAGCCTGAGTTCATGGAACGAGAGACCTTCCTGAGCCACGTCGGCTTCCACATGGACAAGGGTGAAGAGGTTCCGGCCCACGTCAAGGAGGCTGGCAAGCTGGTGCAGGTCATGGACACCGACAAGCACACCAACGCCTACATCGTCCAGAAGGAGCGGACCTACCACTACGAGATCTATTCCATGCCTTATGGACCAGACCTGAAATACATCTGGAGGATCGAGGCATGAACAGCGCCCACGACATCCTCCGGACAGCTGCCAAAACATTCGAGGAGCGGCACGCGGTATATGGCGACAACTACAAGCTGGTGGGAGCGGTCATGTCCGCTCTCTTCCCAGACGGCATCGTCCTCAAGACGGTAGACGACCACAACAGGTT